TCAACTGTCACAGCAACATCGGTTGCGGACATATCTTCGGAACGGAACAACACCTCCTCAGCCCACTCAATGACCTCATCGACCTCCTTGCGCTTGGCTTGGAGCTCTTGAATGTCATTTACGTTGGCGTAGGGGTTGTTTTCAACCTTCGGCTCAGGAATCTGCTGCTTGGCCTGAGAAATCATGGCCTCAAGGGAAGCCGCTTTCTCCTCAGCCAGCTTGCGCTTGGCAGTCAGTTCAGCGATTCGCTTGAGTAGACCACTCTTACCCTTTTGGGCTAGTTCAGCAATCTCCTCATCCGTTAGCTCGTCTACGTCCTTTGAAAGAACCTCCTTCGGGATTGGTTCCTTCGGCTTCGTTTCGCCCTCCTGTGAGGGAGACTCAGCCTTGGGTTCCTCTTCCTTGGGAGCCGACTCAGGCTTCGGGGCCTCTGCCGGTTGGGCTTTGGCTGTTAGCTTGGCGATGCGGGAGGATAGGAAATCCTTGTCCGACATCGACTTGTTTTCCACGGCTGGTTTAGCGTCTGCCGCGTTTGACGTTATGACTTCTGACATAGAGTTGTGATCCGCCGTCTTTGCGCCTTGGCGATTGCGTGGCGAAATGCTACCACAAGTCTTTTAGTGCTTGCCTATTTAGCTACAATGTCATGTCTAGGGACATATGATGGACCCTAAAGTGATAGAGCGTTTGCACAACAGTCAGGATTTCCTCAAGTTTCTGAACGAAATCCACGCCGGTCGGGAGTACTGGGTAAAACAACTCCACGACCTGAAGACGGAGAGTCTTCAACAAATAAGCGGACGCATCCTCGCTATGGACGAGGTGCTGTATGCCGCAAACTACGACTCCCTGAGGGAGAAGTGGAACCGCCTTACTGGCTCAGGTTTTGTGTCTGAACCTGTCCCATCTGAGCAGGAGCAGTACCGAGACGCCCAATCTGGGCGTTCTGCATCTGCTGCATCTGGAACTGGTATTGCTGGACATACTTCTGAAGGCGAGCAGAAAACGCCTCGTCGGACTGCATCCGCTGCGAAACGTCGGGCTGCTGCACATACTGCTGTATGACCTGCATGGCGACCTGAGCGCCATTAGGACGGGCTCCCACTTCAATCCCAGCGTAAATCTTCGACAGGTCATCCGTGACCTGCTTGACGATTTGCTGCTGGGCTTCTTGGGCGGGCTGAAGGACGGCATCAGCTAGGAGCGGATTGACCGCCGCAGCCATCACTTCCAACATTCGGTCAACATTGATTCGGCCATTCCGGTCGAACTGCAAGAGGCTGACAAATTGGTTGAGTTGGGCCTCAAGGGTTTCCGGGTCCGTGTTGAGGACATCAAAGTTGATGTTGATGTCGAAGTTCTCATTCGGATCACCACGACCAAAACGAACCGGATCGGGGTTACCCGTAACGCGGAAGAACACTTCCTCAGGGCCAAAACGCTGATAGCACTTGTACGTCAGGCGTAGGACATCCCTGACATGGGTCAGGAACTTGTCCACGAAGTACTGCTGACGGATGCGGGACATCGGGTTGTTGTGATCCAACCCCATCAGACGGTCAGCCTGATCAATCTGGGTGCGCTCCATCTCTACGGAGCCCGGGTTATACTGAGGAGTAGGCCCAAACTGAATCTCGCCCATACGGCGATAGGCCACCTTTACGCCCGGACCCCATTCAGGGGCAGGAGTGCCAGCAGGATAGAGAATGGCAGGTAGTGTCGCGTAGGAGTTCCGATCAATTCGGCTATCGCGTTCCACCTTCACCTGCCATTGAATGCCCCTAAGCTGCTCAGGAATGGTGGCGAGCTCGTAGAGCCGCTTGTTATCCTCGCCTAGCTTGGTGACAACGAACGGATAGTCATCATATCCGTTCAAGAGTTCGTGCTTAGCGTACTTGGGGTTCTCCGCATCCCCGTAGTACTGGTTGTGGAAAACCGTGCAGTAGATGCCTTCGGAGTTGTCCTCCTTGGAAACAAGCCTCTGGTAGCAGTAGATGACCTCATACAGATCAGTAGACTGATCCATTGAGATGCGGGTGTACTGGGTGTTCGTCCGTGGGTCGTTCATATCGACCACGTTGCTCTTCATCTCCAGCACCTTGTCCACCCACTCCTCATCCCAACCCTCCGTGCTCACCTTATTACGGAGCTCCTGAGCGGTCATTAAAACGCGCCAGAAGCAATATGGGGCCTTCTGAGGATCAGTCGTATAGGCTGGGAAGAATACGTCGCAATCAGGCCCTAGAGCCGCCACTTTGGGGCAATTGACGCTTTGACGAACCACAGGCAGTTCAGCCACACCAGACTTGCGTAGTTCCTTCAAGGCAGACTTAGCCCGCTTATCCGTCAAACCAGCAAACTGAGCCTTCAGCAAATCGACAATCTGACTGTCAGACTTCCCGTCCAATATCAGCCTAGCCAAATCAGGGCTAACTTGGGCAATTTGGTTTAAATCAAGCCTCTGGAGGAAGGTGCGGTTTTCCTTCTGCCAGCCAACATAGGTCACCATGATGCCGCGCTCCATCAGGTAGTTGGCACCAAGTTCCATCTGACGCTTGAAGTCGGGGATGTAGGAGGCCACCATCCACTTCAGAAAGGCACTCACCACCCTAGCCCGCCCCATGTCATTAAGCTCTATCGGATACGCCCTGATGTGCGCCCGATTGAGCGCAGACATAAACAGCGCAACGTAGGTGTTGATGCGCTCGTCGATGATTTGTACTTCCGAATCCGCCGCTCCTTCAAATGGGAAGGCGTCTGCTCCGTGCTTCCTGAGGTCTTTTGACTTCCCCGGCCAGATGTTCCTGCGGTAGTCATAGCTATCACGGGTGCTCTGCAAGTACCAATCCAAGTCGCCAATCGTCGTGTCGTAGGCGTTCTTCAGCGCAGATACGTTAGGGACATCCTTAACGTAGGTCAGGGACTCGTTATTTTCGTTGGTTTGCATTCAGTTTGCGCTGGATCGACTGTACAATTGTATACGCATAGCCCTTGTGCGCCCCGATTTTATCGGCCAAGACTTCGGGACTGATGGGTTGGTATTGGGCATTGAGACTTCGCGTCAAAATCTCAAAGCCGAGAAGGCGGTCCATCTGCTCGGCCTGCCACTCGGGATTTAGGGTGATGTCACCGTCCGAGGACTTCATGCCGATAGGTGGTGCCTCCGTTGGCGTCTGTGATTAGATCAGCGAAAATGGGCTTACCGATCAGCCTATCACAATCACGGGGTCTTACAGCTACAGGAACCACACTACCACCACCTTCTGGAAGTGCGTAAACCCAATGCGGATTGGGGGCTCGACGAATCACCCGCATCTTTACTCGCTTGGGAACAGCCAATGGGACAGCCACAGCGAGCCTAATCTTCTCCGCACCCTCATCCGTAAAGAACTTACGTCCTTCCTCCGAGTAGTACTCATTAGGCGACAGCTTCTCGTCACGAAGTTTCGCCAATTGGAATTTCGTTATGTTCAACTCGTCGGACAGGTCTTTGAATGCAACAGGCATACTAATAGGCTCTACCAGCAGGTTTTATGGTTCGTAAGGATCGTGGGTCAACAAAATTGGCTCCAGCCACCGCTGCATAGCGCAAAACGTCCACAGGGTCCTTCCATGCCTCATCAGTTCCACCCTCTGCGGTGTACTCCTGTAGGGCTTGGATGATGTTCTGACAACGGTCTGAGATGTAGAAGTGGGGTCTGTTGACGCTGTCCAATGGAGCCTTCTTGTTGTAGGCCATCTTGGTTTGCAGGGCTTGCAAGCCATCCTCAATGTCAATGCCGGGGGCTGGGAGGAAAACCAACCCAGCGTCATTTAGGTCTTCTATAATGGACGAAGCTCCGGTTTGTGTCTGATATTTGGCTGCGCCTAGACGCGGGTCAATGAGACGCTCAAAGATGGAGTCTTGGGTTTCGTTCTCAAGACCCATGATGAGGTCAACGTAGTCCCTGATGCCATATCCCAACCCCTTAGCCCCTTCTCCGCTAATCCACTTGCCCCCAGCCCACTTGGACCAATCACCCACGTTCACATCGGGCCATTCGCGATAGACAAACCAAGTGTCCGTCTCGTCCACCGCAATCCAGCACATGAACCAGTTCTTCCTGCCAGCAGGGTCCAGAACCATGTACTTGGTCTTACCCTTCAGATCAATCTTCTCATGCGGAACCACATTTACTTCCCGCGAGAAGTTAGGGAACTTGGTGGACATCGACTTCGTAGCGATGCCATAAGCTCGGGTTAGAATCTCAGGCTCTGGCCTACCAGCTAGGTCTTTGGAGATGCGGTCATAACCACCGAAGGGATTGTCCCTACTGTGGAAGTAGATGATCCCTGCATCCCTGTTTTTGGATCGTTGCAGGTAAGGAACCGAACGCCCCCCCAAGAGTTCTGCTTGTTTGCTTCTGAGGGTTTCTGCGGATTGGACATAATCTCGCACCACCTCGGTGTACCCGTCGATAGGAGTGAAAGTGACCACCAGCTTGCTATTCCTAGTGGCAAGGCGAAAGCGAAGAGTAGCAAGAAGCTCAGGCCCGACGAGGTATTCGTCACACCAAGCCCCAATGTTAATCCACTTAGGATCGCGGCACCCAAGCTCAGCACCTTCAAGAATAGTGTCATTGTTGAGGAATTGTGCATAGGTCTTAAAGATGATAGAACTCTTACTACCGGGAAGAATTAGGGATGCCTTGCTAAAGCCGTTCTTTCGCGTATATGACACATTTTCCTCAGTACCCAAGACCTTCACCCTGTACTCCTCAGGCAACGCATCGTATACGGCACTCTGCTGCTGACGGATGGAAACATCCGCATTCTGGGCAAAGCACATGATTGTTGACTGAGGGTTCTCAATCGCGGCCTTAACCACGGCATGAGCCGCCCAGCTTGTCTTGCCTGACCGATTGCCTCCGCTTACCAGAAGCTCAGAATGTGTAGACAGTAGCTCTTCTGCATCTTTCCAATGGGGCAGCTTCCACCCATACCTGTAAGGGTCGCGTTTGCTATTCGCAATCGCCGAATGGTAAACCTCATGGAGCTTCAGTACGTCCTCTGGGGACATAGCCGCCAACTCCGCATCCGTAGGCGGCTTTAGAACCTCATGCTTCTCCCAGACCAAACTCACGGCTTTCCGCCTTCAAAGTGGTCACAGATAAACTTCTGCGCCACATTGTTTGGGAAAGGATAGTCCTTGAAGCACATCTGCTCTTGAGACCGCTTAACCAAGGAAACCAAGAAGTTCTCAAGCTGCCAATCAGGCAGGTTCTTAATCCTATCCAAAACGCTTAAAACCCTATCCTTGTGCCCATCCTCACCAAACTTGTACTCCGTGATGTGAGCATTGGGATTTGAGGTCGGAATAACCTTAACCTTGGGTCCGCTAAAAATCTGATCCGTTATCTCTTTGAACTCTTCTGGTGTTAGGTCTTCAGGCTTTTTCATTTGTTACGTCCTTCGTAATAACTTCCATAGAACTCGCCTTGAGCTTGGCTTTAGCTTCTTCAATCGCTTTCATAGCATCCTCCAAGCTAGGAGCCGCTGTCTTGTGCTCAATGGTCATCTTGTTCTCTCCCATAGCCGACAGGAACTTGTCCTGAGCTATGCCCCAAGGGAGAGTCAAATCCCTGATGTTGGTCCGCGCCAACTGCTCAGGGTCCTCAGCTAGCATCCGCATCTTCTCCTTCTGAAGAAGCCTCAACCCCTCCGCAATCTCCAAAGCATCCTCCGCCAACATAGCCCTGCGCTCATCCAACACCATCTTGTGCCTAGCCTTCAGCCTGCTAACCGTCTCCCATGTAAGCCCCGTAGCCTTACTAACGGTATGGAAGCTGTCCCCATTAGCCAGCATATCCAGAGCTTTAACAGCCGTAGCAGGGTCCCGCCTCTCCAGATAGTTACCCTTCCCGTTGCCATTATCAGCCACGGACTTAGCCAAGTCACTAATCTTCTTCCTTCCCATACCGCTTTGTGACAAGGCCACACCCGCGAGACAAGCATTTTCTGTAGAACATTATTAGAACTAATAGTGCTATCTACCAACAACTTACAGAATCCTATTAAAACTAGTGTAACTTTTACCCAATAAAAGTCGTCAAAACATACAGGTTTATAGAACCGAGTGTGGCTTTACACGGGTTAAGTCCATTTTTGATTTTTTTTAAAAGGTCGATTGGATCAATCCCAATTCAAAGGGGTCCCCACCTATTAGATCCCCTCCTCCCCTCCCTGACATTAGCCTTTCTAATGGTTGGGAAGGCATTAGGATTCCTAATGAGTTGGGACCAAGTAGGAAAGCTAATGAGAAAAGCGCAAGTAGACCAGCTAATGACAAGCGCGAAGCGTCTTTCTCATTAAAGGAGTTAATGCATTCAAATTCACTCTCTCAGCATAAGTCTTCTTTCTATCCCGTTTTCCTAGGCATTAGGAAAGCTAATTTGACCGGAAAAGGCCTTTCCTTTGGATTTAAGGGGATTCGAAGGAAGGCCTAGGCCTAGGCATAGGTTTGCTTTCAAATTGCGTCTAATGCGTTTTGGGGAATTTTCCCTAATTCTAGGCATTAGCTTTTCTAATTGCTTATTGGTTCAATTAGTTGCGCTAATTGTTGAAAAGAAAGCTTGCAAGTAAAAGGGAATTGCCTATTGTTTCAACAAGCTAGGAAAACCCTAGCGAAACCAAAAAAAAGAAAGGCCTAGAAAATGATAACGCATTCAAAAAAGCTAAAGGAAACGGTCAAATCCGTCTCTTTTGTTGTTGTCGCGAGTGACTCCGGGTGGGCCGGATTTTGGGGAAGAGGCAAAACGATAAAGGAAGCCGCGCAAGCGTGCCGAGATAATGGAGCGAAAAAGACGTTCCCTTGCGCCGGTTGGCTTGTCATTAACGATGAAAAGCCTTTTGTAGATTCAATGGGAGCTTGTTGTTACGGGGGAGGGGATGCGCCGGAAGCCGGTTGCATTAACCTAGGAAAGCTCGGCAAGCTTGGCGGCTTGCTCTAAGGGTTTTTCCTTGCTCTCTAAAAATAGAGAGCAACAAAAAGCCTTTAGCTAGGAAACCAAAAAACAAAGAAAGGAAACAAAGTGACATTAACAAAGGAAGAGAGAACGAAAGGGAAAGAGGCTTGGCAAAGGGTTGGGGGACTGTCTGCGCCTTCTAAGATGCCTTGCTTTTCCTATTCAATCCCGGCGCGCCGTTGCCAAATAGGCGGCAAGCTTTTTAAGGTGAAGGGAAGTGTTTGCTCTTTTTGTTACGCATTAAAAGGAAGGTATCTTTTTCCAAATGTTCAAAACGCTTTGGAAAGGCGCTTTTCTTCCCTTGCTTCCGAAAATTGGGTTGCGGATATGGTTTGCGCGATTGCCGCAAATGAGCGTTCCGGTTTCTTCCGTTGGCACGACTCGGGCGATTTGCAAGGGGTTTGGCATTTGCGGAAGCTTTGCCAAGTTGCGGAAGCCTTGCCGCAAATCCGTTTTTGGCTACCAACAAGAGAATATTCCTTTGTTTCGGATTATGTAAAGGAAGGCGGAAAGATTCCGGCAAACCTTACTGTGCGCCTTTCCGGCTATATGTTGGAAGGCGTCGCGCCGGAAGGCCTAGCCTCGCGCCTAGGTGTTTGCGCATCTTCCGTTTCTTCCGCAAATTGGAATTGTCCTAGCTCTAAGCAAGGGAACAAGTGCCAAGCTTGCCGCCTTTGTTGGGATAACACAAAAACAGTAACGTACAAAAAACACTAAAAAAATGATTCCGAACTATTCCGAATTGGTTCCGGCATATGGTCGCGACTTCAAATCCGCAAAACTAGCGAAGGAAAATTTCCTTTCCGGCAAAGATTGGCAACTTGCTTCCGTTTTTGAAGGCGGAAGATATTGCGGGATTGCGGATTTTTCCGCCGGTCAGGCTGTTTTGCTTCGTTTTGACGGATTGCGGAAGGTTTGCCCCGTAAAGATTCCCCAAAAATGAAAAAAGGCGACTTAATTGCGACGGCGCTTTTTCTTTGCGTTGCACTGGGCGGATTAATTTTTGCCGCCTTTTCCGCTCTCTTTAGCTAGGGTTTTCTTTCTTTCCCCTAGTTCGAATCCCGTTGCCGCAAGGTAGCGGGATTTTTTTGCGCCTATTCCCTCGCGAAACCCTAGGCAATTGCCTTTCCTAGGCCTAAAAATAGGCCTTTCCTTTCGTTTTTAGGCCTTTCTTTGTCGCGACCATAGCAAGACAAGGATTGAAAGCCTTTTTGCGTCTAATGCAAAGGAAAAGGCCTTTGCGGGCAAATTAGCTTTACTAATAGCGCCAGGCATCAGCATTAGTTTTTCTAATTGAGACTCAGTCTCAGCTAGCTCTGTTCCTAGGCTGGCGGTTGGTTTCCTAGGCTCGCACGCGCATTAGGTGGAAAACCTCCTTAAAGGACGAATCCCCTTAAAGGGCAAATCCGCCTTAAAGCGCAAATCCCCTTAAAGGCCCAATCCGAAAAAAAACGGAAATCTTTTAAAAAGGTGATTGACTTATGATTTTTACCTGCTAGCTTCATTGGCAATCCGATAACGGAGAAACAAAAAAAGACAGGAGATAGCCATGACCATGCCCACCATCAACCTCAACGGCACTTCCCAGAATGTGCTCGTTTCGAAATACGGATTTGCCCGCATTGCCCTTCAGAATGCCTTGGATTCAATGTACGAGGCCGCGCCGCATGGCCGCGACTACCAGACCATGAACCGTGGAGCCTATGCTGATGCCGCAAACGAGCACGCAGAGCGCATTCAATCTCTGCGTCGCGTCATCCGCGAAATTGAAACCCTAGAGCTCCATTGTGCTGGCGTTCTCGACGAGCAACTCTGATCAGTAACCCACAAAACACATAAAAACATGAGCCACGAAATCGAAATCAATGACACGGTAGTGTTCGGCAGCAACAAGCCCGCTTGGCATGGTCTAGGGACCGTCTTCGCCGGGCTTCTTTCTCCCTTGCGTGTTTACGCTGAGGGGGTGGGGCATCGGGATATTCTGGAGGTGCCGGTGATGCTTAACGGGCTGGCGTTGCCCAATCAGAAGGGGCTGGTCGGCATTACGTCTAAGGGCGTGCAGGTGCCGCTTGCCGTCGTTGGCGAGGGGTACGGCGTCTTAAAGAGCGAAACCATGTACCGCATTCTGGAGGGTGTTTACGGCGGGCAGGCTGTAGTTGACGCTGCTGGGTCCCTCAGGAACGGGCAGCGCGAGTGGGTGCTGGTTAAGCGTGAGGCGTGGTCCGCTCAAAAGGGTGACTCCGTTCTCACCTATGACCTCTGGCTCAACCGCCACGACGGCTCGGGGTGCTTTGAGCTTCACCGCACCAACATCAGGGTGGTTTGCGCGAACACTTGGAAGCTTGCCGTCTCTGGTGGCAATCGGGTGTTTGGCGTGCGTCATACCAAGAACGTCAACCAAGGCATTGAGGCCGCGCTTCAGGTGCTGGGGTACGTCGAGGAGGCTGAAACGAAGCAGCGCATCATGGCCCAACGCATGGCTCAGGCTCAATTCTCGGCTGCTGAGGCGGCTAAGGCCTTCAATGTCCTGCTGGGCATCAAGGAAGGCTCTGAACCCTCAACCCGGGTCGAGAATCAGGCTAAAGAGCTCAATCGGCTGTTCTCGGCTGGTACGGGCAATCTTGGCCGCACCCGCTGGGATGCGTTCAATGCCGTGACCGAATACGTCGATCATGGCCGGTCTTCCCGTGTGACGGAAGGCCGCGATGAGTCTGAGGTGCGGTTTGAGTCCGTCTTGATGGGCTCTGGCGATGCCCTGAAGGCGCGCGCTTTTGACCTCCTGAGCGTTTAAAGGCCCTTGTCAAGCGAAGCCCCTAGGTCACATGGCCTAGGGGTTTTTTATTGCCTAGAATCGACCGCAATGGCCTACAATGCCCCATGACCGACGCGACCCTATGCGCTTTGTTTCTGGCGATAGTACAGCTAGAGTCTGGCGGTAGGGTGGAGGCGCGGAACGGAGATGCCGTAGGACCAGCGCAGATAAAGCCAGCCGTCGTCCTTGATTGCATCAAATGGGGTCACGCCGTCCAGCTAAGGGACAGGGAGACGATGGAGGGTTCTTACCGGCTCTTCAGGCTGTACACCGACCGATGGATTGCCTACAGGCAGATTCCAGACACTCCCCAGAACCGTGCAAACATATGGCGTCATGGACCTAGCTCGAAATACGTCTTAAAGGGCGAATCCAGCGTTTACTCCTTAAAAGCCGAATCCTTGATGGGGGAGGGGGTCGATTCCTTAAAAAGCAGGGACAAAAGGGACAAAACTCCCTTAAAGGCCGAATCCCTCCTTCAAAACCATAACCTCGTTGGGGCTAATCCTAATCACCCGAAACGGCGCGGGAGGAGAAAAGTCGCACCCAACAAGGTCGTTGATGGTGTGAATCCTCCTTAAAGGGCGAATCGGGGTTGATTCAACCTTCTTCTTGAAACTTTGTTCAAACATATCTAGTTGGGATTCACGATCTTGCGTCATAAGATCAATTTTCTTTGAACTTTTGCTTGATGTCAAGCGTCTGTCTGGTACAGTAGTCGTCAGTTAGACGTTCTTTTTGGTTGCGGTGTGGTGACCGCTCAACACAATTTTAGCTGACAGGTTAGCCCAGTTGAGATCACCACCTCGCTGGGCTTAATTTTTTTAAGCCCCGTACCGTTCCGGGGACGTATCAGCCACATTGCACCGGACGCCTTAAACGGTGTTAAAGTTAGCTTTGCTAGGGACGGTGTTCGCAAACCCATGCGCTCTTCTGAGGTTTCCGGTAGCATGGTTGGGAGTCCTCTCGCCTCTCAAATATACGGGCAGTTAGAACACATACCCGAAACTCGGTTACAAAACTTCCGAGGAATCAGCAAACGGCATCCAAAGACAGAGGAGCAATCCTGCTGGAAGCCTCTACACATCAAATGCCGGGCAGTAAGGTGACCTGACAAAGTTTTCCTGCGGCGTTAAGTTTAGCTTGCAAACTGGCGGTCGTTGCCCTTTAAAAACAACAAATTCAAAATACAAACAAACAAATGAATAGAATAACTGATAAGTTATACGAAGATAAAAACTGGTTGGCGAACAAGTGGGTTGGTAAGAGTGAGTCCTATCGTGACGCCGCAAAAACAGCGGCGGCATATGGTTATCCCGAACTGGAGAAATCCTTACGCAATCGCATGAGGTTTTGGTCCAAATCTGCGGCAGAAAAAATCAAGGAGATCGAATGAAAGACAAAGCAGACATAGTCCTCGGACTAACAATAGTCGTAGCATTAGCTGCGATAACAATCTTAGCTCACATCACAGGAGTTAAGGAAGCCACGTTGAAGATGGAGAAGCAAGCCATTGCAAATGGCGCTGGTACTTACACACAGGAAGGAGAGTTCAAATGGATCAAGAAATAGACCTCATTGCCATCCAACTCTTGGAAGAAATGAGGATGGACTTGAACGACATCCCTCATGCGGATGAATACAAAAGAAAGGATAAGTTATGAGTGATTATATTGTTGGATACTTAGATAAACTTGAGAAGTTTTCCCAATCTAAAGTTGAGCGCATCTCTGAATTGGAACGCGAGAATGCCGAGCTGCGGAAAGCAAAGGACATGGTGGAGCTAGAACGGTGCGAGATGATGCGGTCAATGTCGCTCATGCAGAATTACTTCGAACAGCTCCGAGCGGACAAGGAGCGTTTGGATTGGCTGGCCGTTACTGACGTTTGGTTTGATGAGCCAGCTACGGAGTCATATACTCCAGAGACATTCCGCGCAGAGATTGATCGCAAAAGAAAGGACAACCCTTAGAAAAACAAACGGAGAAGCATATGGCACTAACAATAGACAAAATTAAGGACGAGGAAGCGCGAGACGTATTGATGGAGGCCCGAAAGATTGGAGAACAAATTGTGGAGGCCAGCTTAGGTCATAAGAATTTTGACTCATCTGGACTTCTCATAATTGGGCTGGCCAAACTTATGGCACAAAACACAAAACAAAATGTTCGCATTCAAACATAAGCGATGGGGAGAGCATTCCATCCTCTACACCAAGGAACTGGCTGATGAATACAAGCAGACGTGCGGGGTGGAGGCCGCGCTTCTCTTCTACGAGAAGGAATACGCCATCCTAGCCAGATTGTTTGACGATGATTCGTTGATTGCATTCACCTGCATCAATCTGATGACTCCTGAGCAGATGAAAGAGCTTGAGAAACAACTACAGGAAAAACGTGAACAACTAAGAAAGGAACGAGATGAATCAAAAAACTGACACACTAATCCTCATCAAGGCCATGCGTCGTCTGGCTGATGACATCCAGAGCGAGGATGGGGTGGCGAACGCAGCCATAGCTGAAGCTGCTGATAGGTTGGAGGAGCTTAGGAGCAAGGTGCTGGATGATGGATTAACAATCGTCACCATTGAGGACATAGTGGCGGACGACAAGAGGAGCAACAAAGCCAAGGTTTTGGCGATTAAATATGTCTTACGATACACAACTAAAAAGGAGGCGCAGCCATGACACCAAGAACTGACAGGGAAATATGGTGGGTGGGATTTAAGCCTGATGAAAGACTAGAGGCAGTCTGGGCGGATTTTGCCCGAGACTTGGAGAGGGAAAACCAAAGGCTGAGAAATGAAATTGAATTCCTGCAATCACAAATAGAAGAGTTGGAGGAGGCGCAGCCGTGAGCAAACACGATGGAGGCCCGGCGTTTCCGGGTAACGACTTTAGTGATCCAGACTGGTACAAGAAGCCGATGATTCCTCAATTCCAAGGAATGAGCCTGCGAGACTACTTCGCGGCGGCGGCTTTGCAGGGAATTACAAACCTACCATCGGTTGGTCCGGGCAAATGGCACCAATGGGCGGATGAGTGGGCAGCGTGGTCTTATTCCGTGGCTGACGCTATGCTGGTTGAACGCGCCAACAAGAGAAAGCAACCATGAGCGACGATACAACCAAACTACTGAATGCTTGCGTCGAATACCGAGCAATGGTGGACAAGCTGGAAGCAGAGAACGCCGAGCTGCGGGAGGCGCTAGCATCTGCGGAAGTCGGGTTGAAGCACGCGCTGATGATGGAACCGGGCGACCCGTTCAAGCGCATCAAGGCCATCACCGCCGCGCTAGATGCAGTTCGCGCCGCAAAGAAGGAGGCGCAGCCGTGACGATTGCAGAACTGGCAAATCGCATTCCGTTCACGATGTCGCTTCACATAACGCAAGATGCGTTGAAAGGGTGGAGCAGCTCACGCTACCAAAACAAGGAGCTAGTAATTGGCTGCGAGTCCCACACCAAGCGCAAAACCAAGCGGTATTTCTACCGCGACGACCAGAAGCGGCCAAAGATTTACACCAGCCTTGTCGGGCTGTTGGACGGCGAGCCAAGTGTTAGGCGACAAGCCGATATGCTTTACGGAAAGGAGCCGCAGCCGTGAGCGAAAATATCAAAGTGAATGCATGGGAAGCCGCGGAGGAAATCGTGAACCTGCGGCGCGAGAACGCCGCGCTGCGACGTGACGTTTACCAATGTCCTCCCACATCGGAGAATGATTATGAGGGACTTAAATGGTGTGATGCTTACGAAGAACTAGAACGTGAGAATGCCGCGCTGCGGCGTGCGTTGGCCGATGCCCTCGGCACGTTTCAGCACGAGGACGAAGTGATCGTCACGGCGGAGCGGGTCGAGGCGTGGAAGGCAGCGCTCATCAATGGAGGCCAGCCATGACCAAGCGCGAAACACTACTGCGCCAGCGACTGCACGCCGCGCTGAAAAAGCAGGCAAATGACGAGTTCGACACGGTGATTACTCGCAACATGGAACTAGAGCGCGAGAACGCCGCGCTGCGGGAACTGACGAGCACGCTGGGCGCACCCAACCACATCAACGTGCCGGTCGAGAAATGGCGTGAACTGCGGGCAGACAAAGAGCGGCTGGACTGGTTATTGACTGACGACGGAGGGTTCTGGGTCAACTGGATGTATGACAAGGACGAGTGGACCCCGGAACTAAAAGCATCGCGTGATGCTATCGACGCTTGTCGCAATGGACGAATCGGAAGGGAAAAGCCATGACCTACAAAGACATGACCTTCTGTAGCGGCGATGGATGCACGCAGTTTAAACGATGCTTCCGCGCTTTGACACAAGAGGTAGAGGATCGGGCCGAGAAGCTCGGCCTTCCCATCTCGCAATTCTGCAACCCAAAAGAACTAGACTGCTACATACCAAATGAACGTGAAACTGATAGCGGTGACGAAGCCGCTGATTGAAGGAATAAACACGGCTGACGAGCTCATCAGCTATTGCGCGAGAGTCAGCAATCCAAGCAACCAGCTAAACGTAGAGACCGCTCCAAGACTCCTGCGTTATTGCGTCAAGCACGGGCATTGGTCCATCTTTGAAACAGCAAGCATGACCATTGAGATTGTGACGAGCAGGGCCATAGCCGCTCAACTCCTGCGTCATCGGTCATTCACGTTCCAAGAGTTCAGTCAACGCTATGCCCAGAGCGCAAAGTATGAGCCGATTGAACTACGCCTTCAGGACAAGACCAATAGGCAAGCCAGCGGGGAGGTGTACAAAGACCACATCAATGAAGGCATGGCGGCGGGGATAGTTCAGGAAGCCTTCCAAGCCTACAACCTTCTGCTTCAATACGGAGTGAGCAAAGAGACGGCTCGCATGATCTTGCCTCTCTGCACTCAGACAACTTTGTACATGACAGGCAATGTCAGGTCGTGGATTCACTACCTTGAACAGCGATGCGCGGCAGGAACCCAGAAGGAACACCGCGACCTAGCCCTAGCCATCAACGTCATCTTTGAAAACACATTCCCAACCGTAGCGGAGGCCATCAATGAAAGCTATTCTTGAATTCAATCTGCCTGAAGATCGACATGAGCATCAGCGTGCCATCCACGCAATGGAGGCGTTCTCTGTGATGCACGACATCGACCAGCACCTACGCAGCGTCGTGAAGCATGGGGAAGGAAAGTATGAAAGCGTGGAGGACTTGGCGATAAACATCCGTAACCAACTGGCAGAGATTCTTCAAAAGGTGGAAGAATGAGGCTTGCAATGAAGCTGAAACCGCGTCCGCGTTTCCCGCTCTTCGCATGGGTCCATTGGCCCTGTGGAGACATAACCAAACATGAAATTATTTCGGAAGCTGTTTGCCCCTTCACCTTCAAACGAGAGTTTGAACTCCACACCCCAGACGGTCCCATCTGGAAGCGATGGAGTGATGTCAAAATCATCACCAACGCCACTTACCGACCGGGAGGTTTTGAAATTACTCCAATGTGGACCAGTTGAAAAGGTGAGTGCCGAATTTGCCAGACAACTAGAAAGACAACTAAATGAATATCAGCGAAACAATGGCCAGCATCCGCTGGCTGATGGAAAAGCATCTCGGTAAGTATGAATACGCCACAGATATTCCTATCGCTCATGCTTCCGTAACAGAGCGGAAGGATCACGTTAGGCGTGCTCCGGTTACGTCTGCCGTAGTCTTGGAAGCCATCAGGCGGTACAAGAGTGGGCAGCACATCAAGTCCATCGCGAAAGATTTGGACAGTACTGAGACTACGATTGGCAACATCGTCCATCGTAGGAAGTACTACTCCGATCTCCCGCACACCAAGAAAGACATCATAGCCTACATGAAAAACAAAGGAAGAGAATGAACCTACCACACTCAATTGAAGCAGAACGGACGGTGCTTTCGTGCATCGTCTTGGATGGAGCGGCCTACTTGTCCAAGGCCCTCGACTACCGAGTCAGCGAGCAATGGTTCCATCATCGGCCTCATCAGGCCATATGGAAGGGGATTATGGGGTGCCATGCTCATGGTAAGCCCCTCGACGCGCACATCATCCTTGAAGAGCTCAAGAAGAAGGACCCACAGTTGGACTCGGTGGGCGGGGTCATGGGATATTCTGAGGCTACAGCCTATTCCTCAACTGGTGTAGCTTATGTGTATTCGCTGGATCAGTTGAGAGAGCTCTATCAGCTTCGTCAGATTGCCCTCATCTCTGAGGAGACCCGTGAGGCGGCGTTGGTCAAGAAGGCTAGCTTGGATGACTTCGTCGCCAAAATTGGACGAGTCCTAGCCCTGAAGAACGCGACGAACATCACCAAGAGTCTGGCTCAGGCAGCTACCGACTGCATCGGAAAGGTGGCGGACATCCTAGCTGGCAAGCAGACGGAGGAGAATGCTGGTTTGGAATGGCCGTGGCAGGACTGGAACAAGGAGATGGGTCAGGCTACGGCGGGAGAGCTCATCATCGTCGCAGCACGACCGGGGCGCGGTAAGAGCTCCTGTGCTCGTCAGGTGGCATGGCATTGGGCCAACAAGTATGGGAATGTGCTCTTATTCAGCCGAGAGATGCCCATAGAGCAGTTGGCTCCCTTATTCGCTCAGATTCGTTCTGGCGTGAGTTGGCGGGCTATCAGGCGCAATCAGGTCGTTGACTCTGACGGCAAGAAGTTCACTATGGGACTGGAGGAGGTCGCGGCGCTCAAGACCCTCTCAGTCTTCGATCAGGACCGCACCTTGTCCCAGATTACGGCACGGGTGGAAGCCTGCAAGAGCTTCATGCCAGTCAAGGCAATCATCGTGGACTACCTCCAACGCTACGATCCTCAGCAGGAACGTGGAGAAACCCGCGACATAGCCATTGGACGGATGACGATGGCTCTGAAGGACCTCGCCGTGAGCATGAAGATTCCTGTAATACTCCTCGCCCAGCTTGGCCGCGAAGTGGAGAAGGAGAACAGACTTCCTCGTCTTTCGGACCTCCGCGAGTCAGGCAACATCGAACAAGATGCGGACCGAGTCATCTTCATCCACGCTCCTGACACGAAGGAGGATGGAGGTACGCAGGACCTGAACGACCAGACGCTCCAGCGCATTGAAGTACAGGTTGTGCAAGCCAAAGGCCGATCTGATGGAGTGGCTAGCTTAACAATGTCGTTTCATCGCCCAACCACCACTTTCAATGCAATCGCAAGATAGTTTCGATCAATTCATCGAACGTAATTCCAAGAAGGGCGGTCCACATCAAGCGGTTGTTCCAGAGCCCGAGTATTACGGCATCATCTTCGCATTCTTAATCCTCATCTTTTATGTCTCAAAACGGAAAAGGCGATAGTCCACGCAACTGCCACTCGGAAACCTATCGGTCGAACTACGACGCGATTTTTAGGAAAAAAACTCTTGACGGGCACAAGCAAACCAATCAAACCAGAGACACAGATGGTAAAAATAAAAACACAGAAACAGGATTACGAGCAAGCGTTGGCTCAAGCCGCGTTGCTGTTCGCGGGATGGATGTCCCGCTTTGAAGCCCCCAGTTGCCATGAGCAAGAGGTTGTCGTTGCGGCAACCATTGAATGGCTCGAAAACACTCAACGATTGATGGACGATGAAGACATCGGAAAAAATTGACCAAATTGCGCCAGCGTTGCTGGCTGCTCAGAAGGAGATAAACAATGCCTCGAAAGATGCCAAGAACCCGCACTTCCGCAGCAGTTATGCAAGCCTCGGATCAGTTATCGAAGCGGTCAAAGAGCCGCTTAACAAGCACGGAATCTCCATCATTCAATCCCTCTCATCTGGGTGGGCATTTGATGGCGAATCAGGTGGGAATAATGCTGGAGGACTCTTTCTTCGTTCACGACTACTGCACACTAGTGGTCAATGGATCGAAGATTGCGCTCACTCGCCGCTCTCTAAAGCTGACCCGCAAGGAGTTGGATCAGCTACTACATACCTACGCCGATATAGTCTGGCAGCGTTATTGTGCATCACTCAAGAAGACGACGATGGGAATGCGGCTAGCGGAAGAGCTACGCCAAGCGCATCAGCAAAGCCGTCTGGACGAGGTGACTTCTGATTTCTGTTAGTAAACCAACCAAATAAAACCATGCAATACGACAATACGAATAAAGGTGTTCTGTTCCGCAATCAGGAAAAGGGTGAGGGTGACAAGAAGCCCGACTACACCGGCAAGCTCAACGTAGCTGGCAAGGACTTCCGCCTTGCTGGCTGGCTCAAGGAGTCCAAGACGGGAACCAAGTTCCTGTCCCTGTCTCTCTCCGAGCCCAAGGTTAAGGAGACCTCAGATGAACTTTAAGAACGACGACAATGAGCTCTGCAAGCTCGCAGTCATCGCTTTCGCCCTTACAGTCGCAATATGCGCCATCATTTATTGGTGCATTCAAGGAAGTCTGTGACCTGAGCGATGCCAACTGGTCGCTCAAGTTGCTGCTGATCGACATCCAGCATGAACTCAGTCTGGTTAAGATTGGGTTCAAGACTTGGGAGCAAGCCTCAGAAACAATAAACAAACGAATAGAGGACAAACTACATGGCAGAACATTGGTACACGAAGGACGGGGAGACGGCTCACACGCAGCCAACTGCGTCGAAGACAGCCAAGAATCCCAACCGCCCCACCACAATCAAGGATGCTAGGAAGCTAAAGCTGCTTCCGTCCGTCACTTCCATCCTGAAGCTCATCCACAATGAGATGCTTCAAAGGTGGAAGTACCGGAAGGTGGTGGAGGCTTGCTTCAATCGCCCGCTGGTTGGGGACGAGGGGCTTGAGGAATACACCGACTTCATCCTAGCCAAGGCTTTCGACGAGGTGGATGATGCCGCGCAGTTGGGTACTAGGATTCACAACTGCATTGAGACGCTCATCAAGGGTGAGGACACCGCCCATCCTCAAGACATCATCAACTATGCTGAGGACGCCATCAACAAGATGGAGACCCTTGGCATCAATGTGGTGGCGTCTGAGTTCGTAACGGTTAATCCAGAGTATGGGTATGCGGGAACCACCGACATAGCGTTTAAGGCGAAGGATAGTGACCTTGCGGGCATTCTGGACTTCAAGTCCAAGCGTACTCACAAGGACGAGCCCATCGTCCCGTCGTTTGGTCATGCTGCCCAACTCGCGGCCTACTACGCCTCCTTCTGGAAAGACAAGTGGGAAGACGGCTACTTCAAGAAAGCCATAGGCTACAACATCTACATCTCAACTACCGAGCCGGGACGCATCGACGTAGTCAAGTACGACGGCGATCAGCTAGCCAAGGAGTTTGAGATGTTTGAGAACGCTTGTGGCATCTGGAGGTACAAGAATAACTACGATCCGCGATCAAGTGGGTGATACTACCGATATGATCTTTGTGGGCAGACGGGCTCCATGCCCGCCTGAAAAGGCAACGTGCGTAGCGCAATGCCGTTCCCACCTCACTTTAGCGGGCAGGGTTGTGTGTCTTAACACTCTCTGAGAAGGCTGGAAATTTCTGGCCGTTCCCGCTATCCTTTCCATGAAAACTAAATCAACTGTCAATTCGGCTGGGGTCTATACGAAGCCAGCCATGCGTAAGCGAATCTTCCAGCGCATCAAGGCTGGGAGCAAGGGAGGCAAGCCGGGGCAATGGTCCGCGAGGAAGGCCCAGCTTCTCGCCACCTCCTACAAGAAAGCTGGGGGAGGTTACACCACATGAAGCCTCAACAGCAATCCCTGAAGAACTGGACGCGCCAGAAGTGGCGTACAGCGTCAGGCAAGCCCAGTCTTAAAACTGGCGAACGCTATCTGCCTGAGGCTGCTTGGAAGTCATTAAGTCCTGCGGAGAAAGCGGCGACAAACGCCGCAAAACGTAAGGGGATGAAGGCTGGGAAGCAGTTCGTCAAACAACCCAAGAAGATTGCTCAGAAGACGGCTAGGTTCCGATGAGGCGCACACCTCTCAGGCGGATGAGTCGAAAACGGGCGCAAGCCCTTAAGGTCTATCGCGTAAATAAATCCGACTACTTATCAGTCCATCCGACCTGTGAGGTGTGTTCCGAATATGCCGCAACTGACATACACCACAAATTACCGCTCGGACGAGGTGGGAAGCTGAATGACGTTTCTATCTTCCTAGCTGTTTGCCGAGTATGCCACGACAAAATACATCACGACCCTAAATGGGCAGAACAACAAGGATACCTACTACGATGGAAAAACGAGACCTAGAACACAACGAGGAACAGGTAATGAATGCGCTGGTGTTGGACATCCGCGACTGCCAAGACCCTGTCGATCAATTCAAACTAATCGAAAGGTACAATGCCTTCGTTACAGCAAGAGCCAAGCGTTTGGAAAGCGAAAGTTCCAGAAAAGCCGCTAAGGGTTGAGCATCGCGGACAGCTTCTCTTCCATGTCACTTCAGAGTCCAAGGAAGAGGAGTTTTATGTCTGTGACCTATCTCTCCATAACGGCATGGGTGAATGCTCATGCCGTGACTGGCAAGCAAGGTGTGGTCCGCGCATAAAGCTAGGTTCCACCCCATACGACTACCCCCATGCGGAGCGTGTTAATTGCAAACACATTCACGCCTGTCTGTTATGGTTGGGGCATGAAGTTGTACGCAGAAGCTAAATGAACGATAAGCCCTACTGCAATGGAACTTGGACCAGTAGTCGATTCCGTTCGTTCGTTATATCTGCTCTCAGGCGAGCTTCAGGACGATGGGCTCCGAAGTATGCTTGTAAGAAAGCAGCCCGCGTTGCGCGGAACCAGTACCGATGTGCCTCATGTTCCCAAGTTGTCGGGAACTCCGAATGCCATGTTGACCACATCAATCCCGTTGTGGACCCAGTTCTCGGATTCCAAGGTTGGGATGTTTATGTGGAACGCCTTTTCGTCGAGAGAGACGGATACAGGTTGCTTTGCAAAACCTGCCATGCCGAAGTCACGCAAAAGCAAAGGGAAGTGAGGAAGGCTAATAAGAAATGAAAACCGATGGCATCTTCACAGCCCACAACGTAAGGGTGGAGGCTGAGATCGGGAAGCCTTTCAAGCTCATCCCGTTTGGCGACATCCACAGGGACTCGGATATGTTCGCCCACAGCCATTGGCAGGAGTTCTTAGACTACGCCAAGGCTCAAAAGAATGCCCTATTCCTAGGCATGGGGGACTACACGGACGGGGTGAGTACGTCAGAACGCATCGTCCTGTCGGATGTCAACCTGCACGACACAACCAAAAACACACTCAAAGATGTCTACAAAGGCGTTACGAAAACTCTGGTCAACGAGCTTGGATTTATGCGCGGCAGGGTCATTGGCCTTCTTGGCGGCAATCACTTTTTTGACTTTGGCGATCAGACTACCGATCACCTTATTGCGTCGGCTCTGGGCGGGAAATATCTGGGGGTGTGCGGATTCATCCGACTCTCCATCGGCCTCAAAGGAACAGGCAAAAAGGTAGCTCTAGACATCTTCGCCCATCATGGGAAGGGAGGAGGGGGTAGCCCCGGAGGTCAGTTCAATACGATTGAGAAGATGGCTGGCACGGCAGACGCAGACATCTATTTAATGGGACACACGCATGGCAAGGGATGCTTGCCATCCAGTCCTAGAATTAAACTGGTAAGCACCAAGAATGGGGTGGAGGTCCGCGAACGTACCCCTTGGCTTGGCCGTACAGGCTCCTATCTGAAGGCTTACGAGTCTGGCAGGGCCTCCTACAACGTGGATGCGGGTAGGTCTGCTTGCGCCCTAGGCTGGATAGAGTTTGAGATTACGCCTGTAAGGGTCCGTAAGGACGACCAAGACCTCATAGAGCTACGGATTAGGGGTACGTCGTAATGGCCTCAGAATAGGCCCTAGAATCGATTTTAAGGCGATTTAACCTCTTGTACGTATCAGGGTAGCCAAATAGGGCCTGAGTCGCTTAAAATAGAAGGAAATGACCACAGACGACGGACCGCCCATTTATAGGTTTAAACCAGAGGTGGAATGCGTCCTAACGGAGCGTCAGGGAACCCTAACCGTCCTAGAGGCTGATAGGCAACGCTTTACGCTAGTAGGCACCGCACCCCACCCAGACGGGGGTCAACCCACCTATCTGGGAGAGATTTGGTCAGGCGTCAACGACGGCCTGAGATTTTGGCTAGAACCCGGCTGGTACGAACGGATTACGGAGTGGGCGGATTCTGTGTAGCATCCGCTTGCATCGCCGCAGTCACCGCAGCCGCATAGACAGGGCTCATCTGGGCAAACTTGGCCAAATCATAGCCAACAGCCTGCAATCCCTTTGAAAATTGAGGATTGAGATAGACTTGCGTGGCTAGATTGTACATCCGCGCATCAAGGGCCTTGATAACAGACCTAGCACCCTGAGCCGCGATCATGGCGCTAGTAACCTTGCCCATTGCACCACCATAAATGGTTCCAATGGCACGAAGATCATTGAATGCGTTGGATGCCTGTCCCGGCATCACCTGAAGAAGCTCACGGGAACGGACAAGCCTATCAATCGGCTCAACAACCACCTTAACAATCTCATTAAACCGATCCTTTCCAATCAAGGCCTGTAGGGCTTCTCGTTCGCGCTTGATGTTGTCATCCTGACCCAAGAACAAATTGGTGATGTCCCTGAGCTTCAACATCGGTTTTCCTTGGTATTCAGCGGGGACAAATCTGCGTACCGCATTGGATGCGGCAATGTCACCCATTTGAGCCACCAAATCAGCACGACCAGACGCTTTTGCGCTAGATACAAAGTTCTTAACTACGGAAGGGTCAACCTCGCTAACAATCCGCTCAACTAGACGAGCGTTATTAGCGTAGTCATTCCTATCCAGCTTGAATGCCGTGTTTGAGAAGAACTGAACAAGCGGATCGGAGCTAACAGCGTCGAAATCATCGGAAAGCTTCTTGGCGTCCCCAATGGCAGAAGCATACTTACGCTCCGCTTCCTTCACCTTATCAAAACGCTTGGCAATATCGGACTCAAGAAGCGCATCCTTGATGGCCTTGCGATAGGCCAGACGATTGCTAGCAACAGCAGCACCGTCATTCGGAATCATCTTGAGCCAATTTGTAAGTTCCTCACGGGTCATCCGCCCGTCATGCTTGGAGGCAATGAAACGAGCCAGATTCCGCACATCACTCGTCTTGGCTCCAAAAGCCTTCTCAACAGGAAAGCCTCCACGGGTTTCAAGCTCAGCCAAATTCTGGGCAAACTTGACAGGGTCAATAGCATCCCTACCTGAAATCATGGAAGCCTTACGGGCTCCATCAACCAAACTTTCTTCAAATACACCAAGCAGCAGTCCGCCATAAACGTGCTGACGGAAGTTTTCGGCAGCAGCCACATCACGCGGATCAAGCGTTCCTTTTGAAACCGCCTTAGCCGTCAAATTGGACAAATAATCGAAGTAGTTATTAACTTGCCTCCACGCCTTAGAATCAGAACCACCGGACTTAACAAGTGTGAAGAACTCGCCAAATTTACCATCAGCAAGTTTCTTAATTGAATCATCCTTTAGGAACGAAATACTATCTGCCCAAGCCTTTGTCGCCTCATCCCAGTTTTCCAACACATCATCGCCGTAACTGCGACTTATGAAAGAACGGGATGCTTCCTTCATTATGTCGTAAGCGGCATCGGCTTTAGCCTCAGCAGCCCTAATGATCTCGAGATTTGAACTATCACCAGCCAACTTCTTAACGTATGAGTTTTTGAACTCAAGAAACTCTTCGTAGGAAATACGTTTGCGATCTCCAAAGAAGTCAGAAACAGCATCAATGAACTCAGTCTGGGCTTTATTACCAGAAAAGACTCCAGATTTGGCCCTAGCTGCACCAGCAGCTAAGACATCAGTAATATCAACAACCGGATCATTAAGACCAATTCCAGTTGCGTCGTACAAGGCTGTACGCGACAACTTCATCGCATCAACAGCATCATTGGTTACGCGCTGCACCTCATTTGCAACCCTGTCTGGATTGGTCTCAATTAAGCTAGGAATCTTGGCTCCAAAGATTGGGGTCAGACCCTTGTCAAAAGCAGCCTTGGCCCTGATAGCCTCACGCTGTGCATTCTCAGCGTCCGCCATCAGCTTTTGAGCATCGGCAGCGTAAGTGCGGCGAGCATCCTCAGCCATTTTCTTGGCTTGATCAGCAAATTTCTTTGCTTCGTCGGCCTTGGTTTTAAGGGCACCAAGTCCCTGATATTTCAACAACTCCTGAGCAATTGGCGTGGCTTCAGGAGCTTCAGCTACAAGAGACGTTACAATATTAGGAAGATTGTCATCCATCCTAATAACACGATCAACTGCGGAAGGCGTGAAATTGGCTAAGTTGCGACGCTCCATCCCAAGCAGAGACGGGTTGGATTCAGATAGGGCAACATTTGCTATGGTCCCATCTGGATTGAATAATCCAGAGCCTCCGCGCTCGGCTGAAATAGCCTCAGCACGACTAATTGCATTTCCGCTTTTTTGACTGATTCTAGAAACTGTTCCAGCAAATAGTGGTGTAACAAAACGAGTCGCGGCATCCAACTTGCCTTCAGTTGGACCAAAGAACTCACCCTTTTGAAGCCCACGGGCAAGCTCTCCACCTGTGGCACTAGAAAGCGTAGAGGCCAAGAAGCTGGTGGCGCCCGGGCTCAAATTACCAACACCCTTGGCCATCTTAAATAATGGGGTTCCACCGGAAATGGCAGCAGCGCCAATCTGTGCTGGCTCCATCTCCTTTCTCTCTCCACGAACCTTTTCCAGAAATTGAGCAATGGTCTCACCACCGCCACTAGCTAGAAAGCTAATTCCAGCCGCAGGAAGGCCAAATCCACTAGTTCCTAGCGCAACGGTTGTTCCAATTGGAACACCATATCTTGAAATACCAGTTGCATATTGACCAACCTCCTCAGGTAGAGGAGCTGTGGTCATCCCATAAGGAACAGCAATAGGAGCACCTACCTCAGCCGCAGCCATAGCTGGCGCAGACTCCGCACGACTCAAGCGTTGAACACGGCCAAGCTCAGCCTCAATTTCGGCAGCGACTTCATTGTCGCCAGCGGCCCTAGCTTTAGCCAATCCTCTGGTCAATTGTTCAACAGTAAAGGCCATGTTAGTTCATGTATCCCTGCGCTCTTTTGCTAAGATTTCCAGCTCCGATAGACAAGGCTCCTTCGCTGCCATCTGGATTGATTATTGTCAAACTACCTATGTCGGGTAGCTTTTTGTCATACTCCTCAATTAGCTTACGGCGTTCTGTCGCAATCTTAGACTGAGTCCAGCCCTCTTCATTACCACGGCGAGCATTATCACCAATTGCAGCTTCTAGCTTTTGACGTTCACGAATTACGCCAAGCAAAAGTTTGTTTGTGGCACTAGTACGCGGAACGCCCGGACCCATCGCAGCAAAAATCTCGTTTTCCTTATTGGAAACGCTGCCTTTGGTTTGTTGGAAAAATCCTAGGATTTGTTGCGTAGCATAAGCCTCAAACTCTTCGGCCTTTGCAAGTTTAGCTTCGTCAACGTCAAAACCAAGGGCATTAGCAAACCCAAGGAAAGCAGTTTTTGCTTGTGCAAACCTGCCGGTTTTAAGACCGCCCTCCAACGCTGAAATCATACGGTTAGTCTGAGGAAGCAATCTACGGGCTTGATCGCCAGCTTCAATGTCAGATAACAACCCCTTTTCAGCAATCCGAACTCTCGACTCAAGTTCAGGGTCTTGAATCTGGCGTGCAGGTTTAACAGAAGATTCAATTACAAATCTTCCATTATCAAACTTCACAGTTCCAACTGTATCCTGAGCAAACGCTCCTTCTTTGACTAGTCGATTGAGCTCCTTGTTAGCCGCCTCAAAAGTTGGATAGCCAAGTTCAGCTTTAGGACGACCACGCGCAGCAGCCTCAGACTGAAGATTTTGAACTTGAGCCAACTGAAGTGCAGGCTGGGCGTACAAGGCCGGGGATACACGCGCAGTCATAGCCCTACGCAAGAACTCATCTACGCCTGTAGGAGCTGTAGAAAACGCCTCCTGTCCAGTTGGAAGTTGCTCAAATCGTGCGCCAGCCTGAATAGCTGAGGCAGCAGATGGAGTAGCAAGTGCTTGCCTAAGGCGTTCTTGCTCGGCAACTCCTCGCTCCAATTCGGCAAGCTGGAGGGCCTGAACCTTCTGGGCCATCTGATTCTGAGCCATATCCTGCCTAAACTTCACAAACGCCGCAGCCCCACCCGCAGCCTTCAGACCAGCCTTAGCCTCCGCATCCCCAATGCCCGGAAACTGGGACTTGATGAAGTCAATACCTTCCTGCTCGTTTTTCTTCTCTTCTTGCTTTTTGATGTAGTTCTGGATTCCTTGAGTAACCCCTTGACCAAAGCCAGCAATGCCCTGAGCAATGCCCTGAGCTCCAGCCATAGCTCCTTGAAGATAGGGGGTGTAGTCCACCCGTCCCAAACCAGCCTGAACGCCTTGTCCGATGATGGCCATGTTATGCGAATTGGGTGTTGATGCGGGCATCCATCCAAGAACGGATGAGGCCCTTCAGCTTGGGCTTGTTGCTAATGAAGCTGGCAAACCGCTCGCCATGCTTGATGTAAAGGTTGCGGAACCACTTGGGGGCCGACGTAAACAGCCACTCGCGGAACATCAGCCACTTCGGGTTGTTTATGCCATACACCTCGCGGGCAACCCAGCACGGCAATTTAAGCGAAGGATTGCCAGCAAACGATCCAAGGATGTTGCCCACCGCTCCAATCGTGGCACCAGCAATCTGACCTTGAGCGCCAGCACGGGCTCCATAGGTGGAAGCCTGATAGTTGGCCAAGTTGGCCGCATTCTGGAGGCCCAGATTGATGCCAGCGGACGGATCAAATAACTGCGGACCCATTTGCATCTGCCCCGCGCTAATCTGTTGCTGCTGAGTACCAAGACCCAACGCCGTGGGAGTTTGGCCAAAGCCAATAAGACCAAGGCTTGCAGCCGTAACACCAGCCTGTTGCTGGGCTTGCTGGAGGGCGTAAGCCCGATCAGCCCCAAGCATACTCTGTTCCGCACCAAGCGTAGCACCAAGATTGGCAAACTGCTGGGCTTGCTGCTGGGCCTGAAACGCACGATTGGCCTCCGCAGCAGACAGCCCAAGACGGGCATTAAGCTCCTGAGCAGCCAAGCTCTGACCAGCCCCAAACTCAAACGCACGCTGTCCAGCCGCTTGATTGGCCAAAGCCGCCTGAAGATTGGCAGCTTGGTTCATCCGCTGAACATCCTGAACATTCGTGATGTTGAAGCGTCCAGCCTCAAGACCCGTGGCCTGATTGGCCAGCGCAGCCTGTAGAGCAGCCTGTTGATTGGCCCGCTGAGCCTCAAGACTCGTTCCAACATTGAACTGACCAGCCTGAAGGGCCGTAGCAACATTAGCCTGTTGACGGGCAATGTCGGCACGAAGCACATCCGTGGCAAGCTGCTGACCCATCTGCTGGGCTCCGAGAAGCTGCTGATTGATCTGCTGGGCCATCGCAATGTCCTCAGCCGTGCGCTGACGGGCAGCACCCGCACGGGCCAGAGCCTCACCCGTAATACCAGCCGCGCTTTCCAGACGACCTGTACCAGCCGCCATCTCACGCGCACCTTGCGTAGCAGCACGAATCTCCTCAGCCGTAAGCTGACCCGGACGCATCGCCCGCGCCATAGCCTGAGCCTGAAGGGCCTGACTGACAGGCGACATTTGCTGGGCCTGAAGAGCTTGTTGGTAAAGCGACTGACCAAGAGCCCCAGCCCCAACCCGCTCCGCAGCTACCTGACCCGCAGCCACCCGCTCAGCCGCAATGCGCTCAGGTGTAAGAGTGCCACCAAGCTGAACCTGCTGAGCCGCCACCTGCTGGGGAGTGAAGCCTCCCATCGCCGCCACACGCTCAGGGCTGATGGCCTGAGCCTGAGGAGCTTGCATGGCAAGCCTACCCATCTCATTCAAATAGCCACTCATCTGACGCCCGCCAAGCTGAGCAGCCTGACCAAGCGCAGCAGCCATTTCAGGATTGGCCGCTAGATAGGCTTCACGGGCTTGAGGAGCATAGGCCCCAAGTTGGGCCAAACCAAACTCCGTGGCCTGTGTCTGCAAGCCTTGCTGGAGAGCGGCCTGACGACGAGCCGCCATATCCGCCAAATCAAGCGTTCCGTAAAAGCCTTCAGCCGTACCCGGGGCTACACCCAAAAGGGTGTTCTGCAAATCACGCTGGGAGAGAGCCGTGTATTGGGGGCGATAGGTGGACTCAGCACTCAACAGCAAGTTCTGAAACTCAGGACTCGCCATCTGCCGAATAAACTCGCTGGCAGACTCTCCTGCATTAACCGGGGCTGGGGCAGGGGGAGGTGCGGCAACCTTTGTTGAGAAGCTCATGTAGTGCTTTGGCTTTTGAAAATGGGAAGAATCGTGGGCTTAGGTCATTTCTCAACCCGCGTTGCCAGCCAACGTAGGGTAGTGACCACGGGACGATTCTAGCAAAGATGGACGGTGCTTCTGGGCCAATAGCCAGTTCTACCCACCAGCAATCCGCATCTTTAGGATTCCACTCATCGAGCCTAGCTCTATTAGCTGGCCTGAATAGCACCATTACATCTGGTTGCGAGTAGCAAAAGCCATTTAACGTGTAATGGCCATGAATCCTAGCAAACTCTGGCCCGTAAAGAGCCAGAGCAACATCAACAGCCTTAGGCAAACTTGGTCTGGGAAGCGAGGACGGTGAAGGTGGCACTAGCCGTCTTGATGATGGTGAAGGCGTAAACGTCAATGCTGCTGGCATTGCCAGCCGTAGGAGCCGTACCACCAGCCCACTTCGGAGTGACAGCACTTGTATCAATCTGCATGGCCGATTGATAGTAGGCCGTGCTTCCCTGCGTAGCCATCACAACAAAGCTGATGGAGTCATTGACCGCCATCACCGTGTTCAGGGAATTGGAACCATCTCCGCGAACATTCAGCGTCCAGTTGGCCGTAGCATTGGCCGTGTAGTAGAACACCGCGCCATCCAACACGTTCAGATTGATCGTGCCAGTAAGGGCTGTACCACTCAACGTGGCCTTCTCAATGGCTTCGTAGATGGTGGTGGTTCCCGTAGCCGAAAGCGTCGTAAAAGCCCCCGTAGACGGGGTTGTGGAGCCAATAGGGCTATTCTGAATGGAGGTGGCAGTAAGAGCCCCGCCAGAGGTCCAAGTCGGACCTCCCGTGCTCAGCTTTGAAGCAGTAATGCCACCATCCTTGACGATGACAGCACCAGAAGAAAGCTGGGTTGTTACACCATCTACCGCACCGCTGGCGAATGTTGCATTGTTCACAGCATTGTTCAGCGTGGTAGCTGTAGGGCTGTCACCAGTATTGAAAGTGTTGCCTGTAGCTAGGATGGCCATGTTATGTGGCTTGGGTTATTCCGAGATTAGTTATGGCCGCATTTAGCGTTACGGCCCTTAGTTTGGGTCTTCCAGAGGTTGGCGTGAAGGTGAGCTGAGCCCCATAGCCCCGCTTATTGCCAATCCTACCACGCAAGGAGGCATCTTCAGCCACCTCCAGATTGGCGTTTCCAAGCAGGTCGTAGATGGTGGTGAGGGCCTCCGTTGAGTCCAAATTCTCCGTTTCCACGCTGATGGAGGCATTGGAAGATTGACTCGTCGAAGACTCAACATGAAGCTCGTAAGAGGAGAACTTCTTACGGTCTAGGGTGCCCATCGTATACTGACGGGTAGTGGCATACGAGCTTATGGGGTAGGGCTGAGCTCCAACACCCGCATACAGCGTCAGGTTGTCCTTGTTGTCCTCACGCCCGTCAATGATGTGGATGGCTCCCAAACTTCCAACAACGTAGAGCTTGGAAAGCCCTCCCGTGTCCCCGACAATTAGCTGGCTAATCTCCCAAGCAGCCTGACCTGTGGTGTCGATGGACTCCCATCCCTGATTGAGGAAGTTGTACACCAACAGAGCATTATTGACCACCGAATTGTCCAGCGGAACCGCCAAATAATAGCGATTATTGTAATAGGCAGCTACGGCATTCTGGGCGTAGTTGCGGTTGATCCTTCCAATCAGAGGGTTAATAGGCTCGGACAGAGGTACTCCCGCTCCGCGTAGGTTGTATAGGTCGCCGAAGGCTGCGGCGTAGACACCATTGTCCGAGAGGAAAAGCACCTGATTGCCAATCTGGACGATGGACTTGCGGGCCACACATCCCACCTCCTTGGTGATTAGATTGACTGATGTGTCCAGTAGGCTTCCTGATACACCCTTGATCAGGTGGATGGAGTGCCGCATGAAGACAAGCAGGTTGTCCTCGGCAAACGGCTCCACTCCCACCAAGCTGTCAGCCGTACCAGCCGTGATGCGGTATTGCGACTGAATCTTGTCGTAGGTGTCGCTGTCCAGAATGTCGGACGCAACAATCTCATCCAAGATGTTCCTATCCGTATACGTCGGACTGCCAGAAGTGCCTCCGGGCTGATAGGCATACGGCACCCACAAACGCCTTTGATGCTGAACGCCCCATGCCGGGGCTGGCATATGCATCAGGCCAATGCTCTGGCTCTGGCGTTTGGCATACACCACTTTGTGGGAGCCCAAGTCAGCCACTTGAGCAAAGAAAGTGAAGGTATCAACCGTTGGAACGGTAGCCACCGTATACCCGCCCTGATCCTCAATTAGCGTGGAACTTCCATTATCAACGACGTAAATCTGGTCTCCAACCGACAAGCCGTGGGCCACCTCTGTAACAGTAGCCACACCATCAGCCAACACCGTGTTGTTGGAAGAGTCTAGATAGGTAGGATTGGCATAATCACCACCAAGAACCGTCGTGAAGGCAGGGGTTCCAGAAAACGAGCCATTCCACTCCAAGGCTTGCTGCCCATCCCTGAAGATGAACACCTTGTCAAAGGCGTGCAGAAGTTCAACCGTTGATGCAATCGTTACGCCTGTCGGATAGGCAATGGTGGTGGCTGTACCATCTGACAGCTTGATGGCCTGAACATTCAGGTTGGTGGCCAGAATGATGTAGTTGTCATTGGCCGTATTTGGATTGCTGAACAGGCAGGAGCCAAACACTCCTGTAACAGCCGTGGCAGAAAGCTGGGCTGGATTTGACGTTCCAGTTCCTCCGTATGTCTCCGTTCCCGTAGCTCCCGTAATGGTGAACGTAAACTGGGTGCCGTTCACTACGGTGATGAGGCGGTTTCCATTGGGATTCACCGTTCCCGTAAGTCCAGCGATGTACACCAACGTGTTGTTGGAGTATCCGTGGGCGGAAGATGTGTCCACCGTAACGGTTGTTGTACTCCGCGTCGCGCTGCTAATGCTTACCGCCCCGGAATAGAGCTTCCAAGTTGGGGTGGACAAGAGACGGATGGACTCCGTATTCGCCGTCAACGTAGGACCAAAGCTCTCAATGCCCTTTCTCGTCTGCCAAGCTCCGTCAACGTCCATGCGTCCGTTGGATGAATAGGCAATCTCCGCAGCCTGAAGCTGGTCAGGCCGCAGACGATTGTTCACCTTCAGGAAGGCGGTGTCGCCATCCGTTGCAATCGGGGTGTCAATCGCCCCATATCTGGAGTAGCGAGCCATTATTGGAATTTGTAACGAATACGCACAATGCCGTCTTGGCCTAAGCCAAAGCTAACAGCCTGATAGCCTCCTCCCCATCCACCGTTGCCAGAGTTTGCAACTACAGAAGGAAGTTGATATGAAATTTGAGCAATATTGCCATATCCGCCTTCTGCAAATTTGGCATATGTTCCTGTACTGCTGATTATGTCGGCTGTTCGTCCAGAACCTCCATTTGGAACAGTTCCAGCACTTCCAGCACCACCACCTCCACCATCATTGCCGAATGACAACCAGTCGCCACCTTTGTTACCAAAGCCACCAGAGGCAGACGTAGGTTGAAGTCCAGCGCCACCATTATTATCAACACCACCACCGCCAGAGCCGCCAGACCTGTCATTTCCACCACCACCGCCAAGGGCTATCAGCCCTCCAAAAGTGGTGTCCGTTCCATCGCTTCCAACGCTTGGGCCTCCCGTTCCAACGGTTACAGCATATGAACCAACACTAACGGAAAAGGAAGGTCTCCAAACATATCCTCCAGCACCACCGCCACCATAAAAACCAGCACCACCACCGCCAACCATCATCAACTGAATTGTCGCGGAAACAGGACAAGCAGTAATTGTAAACGTACTGCTAGACGTAAACTGATGAATCTTGTAGTCGGCGTTGCTCGGATCGACATACACCGTCCCTCCCGTAGCGACGATGAATTGAGCCGCTGCCGAAGTAGGTCTGAAAGCCCCAAATGCGCGGAGGCTTGCCGCGCCAACTGTTGAAAGGACAGGCATACGCCTATCCTACCATTAGCGCCGCTTGCGCTTGAGCTCTACGTTCTTCAGCTTGCCCGCATTGGCAGAGGCGTAGAACACTCGCTGAGCCTTCTCCTTGCTTCCGTAGGTATCAATCATGGAAGCCATAATCTTCTTACCCTTTTTGGTGAGAGGCATCTTAGGAGCACTTCTTACGGCTGGTGCCGTGGTTCTTGGTCTTCATGGAGCCATACTCCATCATCTCCTCGCGCTTGCTCTCGCCCTTTTCGTGGCGCATCATTGCCTTCTTCGACTTGTACTTTTCGCCTGATTTGCTCATAAATTTAACAGGACCAAAGCACCTTGCGAGCCCAGTAGTTGGCGGAGAGCTTTCCTTCCCCGCCCTTGATGCCACCAGACCTAGCGCAATAAGAATCCCGACGCTTCTTGCTCCTGTGCTGGGTGTAGTCCTGCATGGAACTATCACCGAAATGGACAATCCTCTCCTGCCCATTCGCACAGGCTTTCACCACCTTCTTCTTCCCCGGCCTCCAGCTCTTCATCGGCTGGTTGCAGGGCATATCGGCTTTGCTCTTCCGATTCATCGCTTAGTTCTCCGATAGCGTACCACAATGGAGTAGACACCGGCTGCAATGGCTAAGAGGGAGGCTAGGATGCGGAGAGCCCAATCAAGCTGTTCCTGCCAAGCCGCAATGGAGGAGGAGGCACTAACCATCGCCAACACATCACTCCCAATCTGCCGTGTCTGATGGACGTTCATTTGACGCTCCTAATGGCCATCTTCTGCTCGGTACGAACCCCAAACCAATAGCCAACTGAGATGGAGAACATCCCAAACGTGGAGGTGATGATGAAACTCATAAGCTCTGGATTGGTATTACGATACCACACCGCGAGAATCATTGAGCTCACCCAAAGGGCCAAAGTGAGGCCGGGTCGGAACAGGGCTATGACATCCGTAGCCCAGCCCGAATTAGCCCGCAAGCCAGCCTGAGCGTCTATGGCTTTGCCAAACGTGGAGGCATTGCCTTCCTCAATGGACTGCCTCAGGGCTATGTCTGCCTTCTGGAGGTCAATCTGGGAGGCCAGCTTAAGCTCCTCCAGCCTCATTTGATGCTTCTCCCTAGCCTCCTTCATGGAGAGCCATTTCTGGAAGATGGCTCCCCCTAGTCCTAAAATGGACCCTATCGGTCCTGCAAGTAGAGTTGATAGGTCCATGTATGGCTCACAACGGCCTCTAAAACGCCATCCTTTGCGTTTTAAGGCGATTTGGGGAATTCCGCTACCTTCCCCTCCTCTTTGGGCTTAATCGCTTCTAATAGGAGTTCTGCCGACTTTCTGAGGATTTCATGCTCCTCAGCGGTTAGAGGAGCACGGCGGCTCGCGGCATACAGATTATTCAGGGCTTGTTCGTTAGTCATCGACGGAAATAAGTGGTGTTTTTTCCGTCAAATCAAGGAGATTTGTACACGGCTACCACCGTACCTAAGTAGTTGTCCTTCGTCACCCTATACCAAGACTCCGTGTGCTTGGCTGAGTCCCCGGACATTATCCACCCCAACTCATCCTTCTGGACAGCCCTGTGAACTATGGGGCTCCTGTTGTAGGGGGCTTGGTAGACCAAGATTTGACCTAGCTCAATGGCGTCGTAATTGGCCTCCGTAACGACATATTCCCCTCCCTGAAGGAAGGGCTTCATGCTACCCGTGTGGCTCACCTGCCACACCTTCTGGCCATCCCCTACCTTGGCCTCTTGAAAGTAGACGGGAGGGTTGTTCTCAACCGGCTTCCACCCGAAAGCCAAAAGCCACCCCGCGCCTATCAGGCAAACGTAGGTGGCTAGGCAGTAGGGGAGCTGGGTGAAGGCAGCTTTTAGCTGCTCACGCACGGGTCAAACCAAGGTTGGCCGAGATGGCGTTAAGCTGCACCTCGTCATCATCCGCATCAGCGGGCCAAGCAGCCCATTGCGCCTGAGTCATGTCCACATTGCCATTCTTCAGCACCGTCACTACCTGCTCCGTGTAGCTCTCGGTGATGGTCGGGTTGCCCTGCGCTGGCACCACGTTGCCGTCAGCGTCCACGGACTCGGGAACATAAGCGGGATTCGGCACCTCGCGGTCCTTCACCACGCTCTCGACGTTCTGGAGTTCGTAGTAATACGACGGCGGCGGGCCGAGGCCGATGCTGCGGATGTAGAGCGTGTTGGCCGTGGCGGGCCAGACGGCGACGGGAGTGATGGAGGTTTGCATTTGTGGAGATTAGGCGAGGGTGACGGACTTCCAGCCGCCGTTGTAGATGTAGAGCTTGTTGTTGGTCGTGTCGTAGATAGAAGCAACGCGACCCGTATAGCTTGTAGGAACTCCAGTAGGAGCGCCCGCGCACGTTTGCAGATAAATGAATCCGTTGGTGGCGGTTGTGGCTAGCGCGGCTGTTCCCGGCACAATGTTTTGCGAGGCATCAATGCTCAATGCCTGCGTGGTGTTGGTCCAGAAATCAATCGGATCGCCAGCGCCTCCGGTCAAGATAACCATTCCAGTCCCACCAGCAGGAGCACCTATAAGTGTTTTACCGGGCCAGATGCTGTGGGCGAGACTATGATTCCTGAAAATAGCTGTTCCTGCGTCTGATTCCGCTAGTATAGAGGCTGTGGCGTTTGCTCCCGCATTCGTATTTCTAATCAGAGCACCAAAGCCGCCATTCAAAGTCGTCGTCAAAGCATGGAAAGGAGTGTTCGCATCGCTGTTCGCGCCAACTCCAAAGCCAGTCCCATTTGAGATAACCCGACCCGCAAACGTCGCGTTCTGCGAGCTATCCAGCGTCAGGGCGGTGGTGGTCGTGCCTCCAGACGTAGCGGTCCGCAGGTAAAGCGATTTTCCAGCACCGCGATTGTCGAAGTAAAGATCACCGGAGCTTACTTCCAAATTGGCAGCTATGGTGCCATTACTCCGCATGGCAAACCTCGGAGCACTTCCTCCAATGTTGTCTAAAGCTAAAGCTCCGACATCAATTCGATAGAGGCTAACATCCGTCCCGAACCCGATCCCGCCCGCGCTCGTCGTGTGGTCGGCGAGTTGGATCTTGCCGTTGGCGGAGTCGCTGGTCGTGCCGAGTAGGAAGTTGCCGCCTAAAGGCTGCATCACGATCGGTCCGGTAGATGCGCCACCACTTCGGATTCCCTGTATTTGAGTCGTAGCGTCGCCGCTGCCGGCCGTCAAGGAGAAGACGACACCAGAGCCAACAGATCCGATGATGTAGCCGTTCTGGACGATTGAGAGCACAGAGTTTGTTCCTGTGGCTGCGCGAATGATCGTGCGACCAGAGCCAGACGCAGCAGGTGTGATGTCCACCGCGCCGTTCGCACCCTGCCCCAACACCAAACTCGCACCGCTGCCGCCACCCGCGAGCGTGAGGTTGGTAGACGCTGCCGTGCCAATCGTCCCTCCGCTGACGGTGAGGTTGCCGCCAAACGTGGGGCTGAAGGCGTTCAGCTTGCGCGTGCCGTTCGTTGCGCCGTCAAGAGCCAGAAAGTCGTCGGAAGACGAAGCACTAGCTGTCGTAGGAAGTGAATTGATGCGGATGTCGGCCATGTTAGGTGACGGCTATAAATTGATTGCTGCTGCTGTCGACGAACCTATCCCCAGAGGACGTTACCAAGCTGTAGATGATGTCGGGCTCCACCGTCTGTGGACGGCTCATCAACACATCGCTCCAAAACTCCCTATCCGCCCCCAAGGGGGTGAGCCCCTTGTTGGACGTAAACGGGCGAGTGAGGATTGGAACGTCAAACTGCATTACAGATAGTTGAGCTCTTGCACTTCCACCACAACGTCCGTGGAGTCATCCCGAATCGCCTTGGCCTTGAGAGCCATCGTACGGGTCCAATAGGCCGTGGAGCCATCGGGATACTGGAAGCCAAGGGAGGTGGTCGGATTGGTTGACCCGTCGAACGTCACGCGAGCATTGGCACCCGTAAACTGGACGAACACATGGGTGGTGTCGGCATTGAGCGACGAGCAGATGGCTGCGGCGGTGGCTCCAATGGTCACTTGGGCATGGCTAACCCCGTTCTGGGGGACAGCTTGCGAGGGAGTGTTTACGATGCGTGCGTTAGCCATGATTAGAAGCGGGATTGAGATGTAGCGTGACTGCGGAACCGCGAAGCCACTCGGTTGGCATTGCGCTGGTTCATTGCGTTCTCCAATTCTAGCACAAGAAGGCTCTCGGCATAGGCTTCCTCAGCCGCCGCCTTCTCATTCTGCCCATCATAGCGCAGGAAGTCGGCAAAGGCCGAATGGGCTGCGTAATGGAAGAACTCAAGAGGGATGTTCTGGTTGGTGGTGTTGTTGTAGTCCCCGTCCCAACGCTTCTTGTAATCGACGTAGAAGGTGGTGAGACTATCCGTGTTGCTAATCACCTTGGCCCCATTGGCAGTTACCACGAACTCAAACTCATCCACGCTGTTCGTGACGTAGGGAGCCTCGTCATAGACACGCAAAAAGGTGTCAATGCTGTTGAGGGTGGCCTGATCGAAGGGAATGACACTACTGGAGGCTGCACGGGCCTCTCCCAGCACCAAATAGCGGGGCCAATACGCACTCCTGCGATAGGCGTTGTAAATGCGCCGGTTGATGAAACTACCAACCAGCGTCTCTTCGGCAGAGGTATACGACGTATTGCCGCTCAACCCCTTCACCAAGGAGAGAAGATTGCTGTAGGTGTCGGTTTGCATCAAATCTTGTTAGGAGCCAAATGGGGGAACTTCTTCTGATGGTAGCGGATGAATTCCTTGCTGTTCACCTCATGCCGCCCAAACTTGCGGATAAGCCGAAAATACTCATCGGCAGGGTAGAAAGCCACCGCCTTGCCCAAGCCCGGGATGGTCTTATGGTTCTTCCACTTCTGAGCCTCATGCGCCGCTACGATTTCCTCTTTCTTCTCGTTGGCCTTGATGAGCTCAAATCCCGTCTTTATCTCACGGATGAGGGCGTCCTTGACAGCCCCTTCTCCGGGAACGCTGGTAAGTATGTGCATAAAAAAGGAGGCGCACCCCTCAGGATGCGCCCCCATTCTAGCAGCGTGTCTTGGTCTTAGGCGAACTTCGCCAGATCAATGATACGCAGACCGATGACGATTTTACCAGCGGTGAGGGAGGCGATGGCCGCGTCCGTAACCTTGATATAAACGTCGGTCGCCGAGGTGACAGGCTTGACAGCCTGAGACAGACCCGTGCTCGACACGGTGGTGCCAGCGGTGAACTGGTCGCCCGTGTTGAACACCGGAACCGTCATGGCGTCAACGTCCAGCGCATTGATGAACTCATCGGGGTCAGCCGAGGTGGTGCCAACGTCAATCACCAGCGAGCTAGAGCCCGCGATGTCGACGGTGTTGGCCACACCGCAAAGCTCAACCGCACCATGAGCCGGAATCTTCGCAATGACGCGGGTGCCACCGTTACCGATAGCAATCAGGTCATTGAAGTCCAGACTAACCACATCGGTGAAAGCACCGAGTTCATTGATAGCAACTTTAGCCATTGTAGTGGTCTCCTTGGTTGGGGTTAGGCAGTAACGTCCGTGATCTTGCCATGAGCGCCCGGATGCGCCACCTTGAGGGTGCCGGTCCAGTCAACGTAGCCGCGCTCGCCACCGCCGAGATTCGGCAGACGGGTCGAGCCGAGCGGAATGAGCTCACCCACCGCGTAGTACTCGGGGTTGACCAGATAGCCAACGTCCTTGTCCGTGGTGTTGGGCGAGCAGTCGGGGTTCATGTCAACGATGGTGACAATGCCGTGATCCGACTGATACTGACCAACCGACAGCTTGATAAGGCCAGAAGCCGAATTGCTGTTGAAGGTGCGGATCGGGCCGGTGCTGGAATCAGCACGGGCGAAGTCGCTGATGACGCGGCGGAGGGCCGTGTCGGCAACCAGCGTCAGGCTGTTCGTCACACCGCTCACGCGATAGATCGACGTGATGAGGTTGTTCAGGATGGTCTCCGTGAACAGACCCGAGGAGTGGATCGAACCAGACGGGGTGCGATAGGCGGCGGGAACGTCCGCCGGGCCAGAGGAGTCAATCCAATCGCCGAGGCCGCGCATGGTGTAGGCGGTGCCGCCACCATTCTCAGCCGCACGGTCCTGCGTCCCGAGGAGGGTCTTCTCCACGTCACGCTTGAGCTCCTTGACGGCCTTCATCTCCGCACGGGCGATGTCCTGCGGTCCAACCGAGGAGACGGCCTGCTGGAGGTCCGACACGCGATAGGAGCGGCGGAGCTTCTGGACGTAGTTGCCAAGGCGGGCAACCGACTCGAACTTGTCTTCGAAATCGGTGACATCCGCGCCTTCGCTCACCGCCGTCGAGGACGGGGTGGCGAGCTTGTCCACGCCCCACTCAACGAACGTGCCGTTGGCCTTGAACTTGTCGGCAGAACTGAGAACGGGGGTCTCAGCAGGAGCCAGCATCGACATGGCGTCCTGAAGGTCCTCACGATTGAGGGCCGCGCTACCGGGAGAGGTAGTATCGTAGGTATTGCTGAATGACATAACTAATTAGGATTTACGTTTAGAGATTTGAGCTGCGCGGAGGGCGATGAAGTCATTGGCACTTCCTGTTTGTTTAAATCGGCTTTCGACTTCCTTCAGGGACTTTTCAACCCGCCCATCAACACGCTCACTTGCGGAAGCAGTTGTGGAGGGGTTGGACGGAGGATTGAGAGATGGACTCTTGGGAGAGTTCATATCAATCTGCTTACGGCCATACATGGAGTTGGCAGCGTGAGCGATTAAGTACTCAATCTGCGGCGCGATGTCGGGGACCGACTCCTTTACTCGCTTGAGACGGGGGTCATTAACCATCGCCTCAAAACGCTTACGGGTGTCATTGTCCTCACCATCAAGCCAGTTGAGTTCCTTGCGGGCCTGTTGCTTGAAAGCAGTTTCAAGCTGGTTGCGCTGTTCTTTTGCTTGAAGCTCAGAGAACTGAGCGGGCAAAAATCTGTCGCGTGCCTTACGGGCCTTGCGAAGGGACTCGCGGATGTCAGCCTTGGTGTAGTCCTTTCCGTCAACTGTCACAGCAACATCGGTTGCGGACATATCTTCGGAACGGAACAACACCTCCTCAGCCCACTCAATGACCTCATCGACCTCCTTGCGCTTGGCTTGGAGCTCTTGAATGTCATTTACGTTGGCGTAGGGGTTGTTTTCAACCTTCGGCTCAGGAATCTGCTGCTTGGCCTGAGAAATCATGGCCTCAAGGGAAGCCGCTTTCTCCTCAGCCAGCTTGCGCTTGGCAGTCAGTTCAGCGATT